TCGGTTGGGACACTCCTACTCAATGGGAATGTTTGCTATCGCTGTGGACAAAGGAATCAAATTGGCGTCCCGATGCTTACAATAAAACTCCCGTCCGTCAGAATGGCGAAAAACTCCATGCTGGAGGGATTCCTCAGATTCTCGGACTTGACCCTGACACCACAGTTGAACGACAAATTGAACGAGGATTGATTTATCTCGAATCTCGTTACGGCTCACCCTGTACGGCGTGGCGCTTTTGGAGTTCGAACTTTTGGTACTAACCTCACCGCATGAGTGAGGAAAACAAGAAACCTTCATTGATTGACGATGCGCTCGCCGAAATCGGGCGCATCGCCTTTCTTGACCCTGCAATCTGTACGGGCTGGGTTTTAGTATCAGAATGGATGGGCGAGGGCGAGAAAGAGTATTGGACGCTCACACTTGCCGATGATGATAACCCTGACTGGAGACACAAAGGATTAGTTCATCACGCACTAGCAACATGGGAGGCGAATGATGACATCGGATTCAAAGATAACCCAAAAGATTGAGCAAGAACGAATAGCACTTCTCAAAGAATTGCTTGAAGAACGCTTTGGAATTCCAACACGCGAGAGCGATGAATCCACCCAATCTAGTAAATAGTCTGTCACAATTACAACATGGGTTTAAGTTCTTTTGTTGATGAGGCTCCGTGCCGTAACTCTGACCCATGGCTTTTTGACCAATATCAAATTGATTTAGCAATGCCCGCATTACAAATATGCAAAGGCTGTTTTTTTTGGCAAAACTGTAACGATTTAGTTGAGCCTAAGAGTAATTTCTTTGATGGAGTTTGTGCTGGCAAGGTATGGCGGAATGGTCGAGTTTTGGCTAAGTTAGATTCTGCTTTCCCAAACCGTTTGATAGTTGGAGAGGAATTAGATGAAGAAACCATGGCAGTTCGAGGGAGCGAGTTGCTCGGGGGTGGAGACGGATTACTACTTTCCCGAGCAGAACAAAGTCAGCCAGGAGAATCTATTAGCGAAAAAGATTTGTAGCACTTGTATATGGAAAACAGAATGTCTGACCTATGCGCTACATTTCAAAGTGCTTGGTATTTGGGGCGGAACAACCCTAAAGCAAAGAGACCGATTAAGAAAAAAACTAAACATAATAGGCAAACCAATGTCGAATGAGAGGCACAAAATATGAGCGCACCAATCACAATCACAGGAAATCTAGTTGCTGACCCTGAATTAAAATTCACACAAAACGCAAAAGCGTTAGCAACATTTACAGTAGTCTCATCAAAGTCAGTCAAGAACGCTGACGGAACTTGGGAAAACACCGATACAACTTTTTGGGACATCAAGGCGTGGGGCAAGACCGCTGAGAATGTTGCAGATGCACTTCGTAAGGGAGTTTCTGTAGTTGTATCGGGTACAGCCGTTCAAGAATCTTGGGAAGATAAGAACACAGGGCAAAAGCGTTCAAAGATTACGGTTACGGCATGGAGCGTAGGAGCAGACCTAAAGCGTCACACCTATCATGTGCCAGTTAGTGAGCGTACGGATTCATCATTTAATCCACCAAGCCCTGTTGCAGAGTTTGACCCATGGAGCAAGCCTCTTTCAGATGTGGCACCTTTCTAACCCATGTTGTATGCTAGGGGTTGAAAATACTCTGAAGGGGGTAGGAAATGGCGTGGACTGATTACTTCGTATCCAACATCGTTGGGTCAAAAGTAGTTGTATCTGCACTAGGTAAGCCGTATGTTTCTCATGAGATTGCTCTACGCGAGTATGTCGAAATTGAAATGACTGAGCAACCTTATGAACTTCCATTCAAAATCGTTTTCCGTTCATTCGACGCACTTGGCGCAGAGTTGGAAAACAGAATTTATGGATTCGCTGGCACAAAAGACATGGCTCGTAAACTTGCCATTGAGGTCGCTAACTTGCGTTTGAATTCTCGCGAGTTCGTTCTTGATGGAGAATAAAGCCTAAATTCGCATAGCGCTATAATCGCTAGGTGTATAACGACTTCTTACCCAACGATGGCGTTATTTCTGTTCTCAGCAGTTTTGCTATTCAATCCCATGAATTATTCTTGGAGTTGAAAAGGGCAGGATTTGATGAAGAGCAAGCGATTAAAATTGTTGTCGGATTAGCGCACAAAGAGTAGGCGAGAGGCACACATGGCAGAAAGACCTGACCTACAGGAGTTTGGCTCAACGGGATTACGCCGTTCGGGTGGAACAGTTTATGAAGAATTCCTTGTCAATCTTAGAGGCATCCGCGGTGCAAAGACATACCGCGAGATGGCAGATAACGACCCAACAATTGGGTCAATGCTTTACGCAATCGAAAAGGTTATTACTCGTCTTGAATGGCGTGTAGACCCTTTTAGCGATGATTCGGCAGATGGCGATGTAAAGCCTGAAGATAAAGAAGCAGCGGTATTTATTGAATCGTGTCTGCATGACATGTCCGATTCATGGGATTCAACGCTCTCACAAATTCTTTCAATGCTTGTCTTTGGATTCTCTTATCACGAAATTGTTTACAAAATCCGCAAGGGCGATGGCAATGACCCGAAGCGTCGTTCAAAACATAACGATGGAAAAATTGGTTGGCGTAAATTACCTATCCGCGCACAGGAAACTTTGTTCCGTTGGGAGATTGATGCAGATGGTGGAATTCAAGCCATGGTGCAAGTGGACCCTTCAACGGGCGGAATACATACAATTCCAATCGACAAGGCTTTGCTTTTCCGTACAGTAACAACAAAAAATAATCCTGAAGGTCGCTCAATTCTTCGTAATGCTTACCGCGCTTGGTTTTTCAAGCGTCGCATCGAAGAAATTGAAGCAATCGGTATTGAGCGCGACTTAGCAGGTTTGCCAGTTGCCTATTTACCACCTGAATATCTTTCTTCATCCGCATCAGCCGAACAACAGCAAGTATTAGCATCAATTCAAAGCATCGTTACATCCATCAAGCGCAATGAGCAAGAAGGCATTGTTATGCCAGCGATGTACGACGATGCTGGACATAAGATGTTTGACTTGCAGTTGCTTTCATCGGGTGGTTCTCGTCAGTTCGATACAGACAAAATTATCAATCGCTATGACCAGCGCATGGCAATGTCAATCCTTTCAGACTTTATTCTTCTTGGCTCAGACAGAGTTGGCTCATACGCTCTCGGTGCATCTAAGATGGATTTATGGTCAATGTCAGTTGATGCAATTGCTAAAAACATTGCAGAGGTAATGAATCAGTACGCCATTCCTCGCCTGATGAAATTAAACGGAATGGATGTCTCTCGCGCTCCTTACCTCACATACGGTGAAGTAAGCCATGTTGATTTGACTGAGATTTCAGACTTCGTAACTAAGTTGGCTCAGGCTGGCGTTCTTATGCCTGACCCTAAGTTGGAAGATTATCTTCGTGAGTTGGCAGGTCTACCTCCAGCAGAACACGATGGAGCAAACTTCGGTATGCCTCCTATGCCTGAAGGGGCAGATACGGCTGGATTCGACGCACCTCCATCAATGGAAGAAGAGTTAGAGATTCCTGAAGGAGCAGAACCGCTAGACGGCGATGTGGATTAAAAATGCCTCTCATCTTTGGCGGAGACGGAAGCCGTCGTAATCCATTAACGGTAGAGGAACAGGCGTTAGCCCGCGTTCTTTATGATGCTATTCGTAAATCAACGAACGCAATCAAGGTTGAAGAGTTGGCACGAATTATTCAACGCCTTGACCCTGATTCTTTGAACCGTTTGCTCAATGCAATTTCTATTGCTGGAAATAAAAAACAGATTCAAGATGCTTTAATGGCATCTATTGACATAGGCGGTCAAGAGGCAGTTCAACAGATTCAATCAATTGCTCCAAAGTTAGCCTTACCTGCATTTCTCCCAAAGCCTGTAAAAATTACAAATAAGGCTCCTATGGCTAACATGGATTTTACAAAAGTACCTGTATGGGCAAGCCCTACGCCTCCTCCAGTCACATTCTCATTGTCGTTTAATAAGACAAATCCAAACTCTTTAGCCTTTGCGTCTAAAAGAGCAGGGCAGTTGATTGTTAGCATTGATGAATTAACACGCATTGCAATTCGCAAGATTATTATTGATTCATTCAATGAGCAGTTGGATTATCGAGTAACAGCCCGCCGTATTAAAAACATTATTGGGCTACATCCACAATGGGCAGAGGCAGTAACAAAGTTTGAAAAGCGTGAGTTAGAGCGTTTAATTAAAAGCGGAATGAAAGAGGCAAAAGCCCGCCAAGCATCTGCCGCATCTGCATCTAAATATGCTGACCGTCTACGCGGTGCAAGAGCCACGATGATTGCTCGCACCGAGATTCAGATTGCACAAAACGAAGGACGCTACGAGGGTTGGAAGCAAGCCGATGAAGAGGGCTACATAGACCCTAGCGCTTTGAAGATGTGGGTAACAGCCAAAGATGAGCGCACATGCGATGTTTGCGCTCCGCTTGATGGTGAGTTAGTACCTTGGAACGGCGTGTTCTCTATCGGGCTTGAGTTGCCTGTTGTTCACCCTAATTGCCGTTGTGCAATGGTGATAGTTCCACCTGACAGGGGAACAAAGTGAGTGTAAAAGTAATCAAGTTCGCGCCTGGGCTTCGACCAGTAATTAAACATCAAGAGCATGACCAATCTACTCATGGTAGTTGGGCTAATAGTTCAGAGCGCTCCGCAAAAGAAATTGAAGTTCAGCAACGAATTACTGATGTCAAGGTTGGCTCTTTTGAAAGAGACAAATACGATGACGATGATAAAAACCTTTATCAGAAAATAGAAGCAAAATATAAAACCAAAGATGGTAAAACTTATTTATTATCTCAAGAAAACATCAAGACTCCTGATGGCAATAACATCATTGAAGTTTTTTCTTATGAGCCAAAAACATTAGCAAGTGGCAAACCAGGCAGAAAACAAATTGGTTCATTAGGTACGGAAGGTAGAGACAGTTCAATAATCGATGGTGTTTATGTTGAGGAAGAACACCAACGCCAAGGTCTAGCAACCGCCATGCTGAATATGGCTAGAACCTACGCACCTGGCAATATGAAAATTAGTCACTCTTTTTCTCTGACAGATGACGCTAGAGGATGGTCAGGAGTGGTCAAGCATCAGGAACATGACCAGTCCTCTCACGGTAACTGGGCTACTGGTCAAAAGGGTGGAAGTGGACTAAGCCATAGAGAGATGTTTGAATTAAAAAAACAACCTGACCCTCTTGTAAGCAAAGTTTATGCTGCTGAAGAAAAAAATCATAATCAAATTCAAGATAAAAATGCAGATATGCCTTCTGCCCCTAATCGCACACAATTTACCAATTACGCTGATTACGATAAAGCCTACAAACAGTATTCAAAAGATTTTGCTGCTTGGTCTAAAAAAGTTACAACCTCGCTAATTTCCCCTTTAGGACAAAAACATTTAGATGGAACGCCTCGAGGTGTTAATGGTTATGTAAGAGATGTAATAAGACAAGATTGGTTTGTTGAGGCATTTGGAAAAGGTGGCGTTGCTGGAAATAATCTTGAGGTTAAAGTCTCATCTGCTAATGAAGCAGGAGCCTATCAAATTGGATTCAAAGGCGACTTACCCGTAAGTATTTTGAGAGTGAGTAGGGGCTATTCTAAAGCCGAGCCTACTATTGTTCACGAAATTGCTCATTATGCTACAACGATTAGTGCTACTTCACCTCACGGCGGACACGGAGTAGAGTTTGCTCGAAATCATATATTCATAACAAGTAAATTATTTGGAGCAAGTTTCGCAGACGGACTTGAGAAATCGTACAGAGAGGCAGGTATACCTCTTGGAGACTAAAGATTACGGTTGGGAAATTATTGACCCAATTCACCCTGATTTAATTCCTCAACCTCAAGAAGAAGAAGTTTTGAAGCACGAAGGTGGCGGACACGACCAAGCCTCCCACGGTAATTGGGCAAAAAACATTGCCTCAGAATTAAATGAGTGGAATCCAAAAGACCCTGTACCAGCAAGCCCTCGCAATGCAACTGGAACCACAGATAAATTTTGGGAAAACTGGGAACATGGTGTTGATGGCGACCAGTTTGTAGATTTATACCGTCAGTACGCGGGCGAGATGCTTGGCTTACCAGTTCCTAAAAGTGATAAAGATGTTGGTGGCTCTGAGAATTATTTAACGCAGCGCGGGTTTGGTGCATCTTCAACTAGCGCAGTAAGAAATCAAACTGAGGCGGTTTTAACTGCAATTGCTAATGGTCGTCCGCAACCAACTTTGTATAGAGGTATGGCAGCGGGTGATGCAGAGTCAAAAGCATTGCTTGAGCAGTTCACCAATCTCAAAGAGGGTGACACAATTGATATGCCGTTGGTCTCAACTTCTCGCTCTTTAGGCGTTGCTCAATGGTATGCAGCAGACAGGTCATACACGCCAAGTGATACAAAAGTAATTCTAAAAATTCAAGAAGGTGCAAAAGGTGTGTCAGTCAAGCCTGAAAAAAGTTTTTACCCGTCAGATTTTGAAACTATTACTAGCGGGAAATTTCAAGTTGTAGGCATTTCAACAGTAACTACTCCTTACTGGGCTAGAGGTGCCGTTCACGCAAGAACTTTCAAACTGAGAGGTGAGGGTACAAGTGAGGGGGAAACTGGGTACAGATTCCAAGACCCAAGGGACCTAAGTTGGGACAGCAAGGATAGTAACGACCCAGCGGCTAAAGTGCGTTATGAAATTATTAGAGATGGAGCCAATACTGGAGACTTTTCTAAAATTGAAACTCCTACGCTAAAGTATACAAATGACCGTCAGCCAAATGGAGTCAAAGATGGTCGAGACATCACAGTTAATTCTTGGACTCGCAAAGAACCTACAACATTTACGGTTATTGAAGTGAAATTAGTCGAGCCTCATGTTGTTAGAAAGGCTGAGTCCAATGATTACGGATTAACCTTTGATGCGTTATTTAATAATATCCCATTTATCCGTGAAGAAGATATAGCAAAGCACGGCGAGCATGACCAAAAAACTCACGGTAACTGGGCTTCAGGTAATTATGAGAATCTTGCTGATTGGTTCAAAGATGAGATAAAAGTCTTTGCATCCGAGACCGACAAAGAAGTTTATTTTATGGAGAAACTGTTTAGCCAACGCCTCGCAGGTTTTACCGAGTTGGCTTATCCTGAGTTTTCAACAGCAATAAGTTTCTATGAAAGTCGTGGCGGTTACGACATGAATGAGGCTTTGCGTGACCCTCAGATAAGCGATGATGGCTATAAATCAACGATTGATTCACTTGATAAAGCAATAGAGACCGCTCCTGCATTAAGTGAAGAGTTGGTCGCATACCGAGGAGTTAAAGGCAACGGTTTAGATTTCTTTGAAAAACTTAAAGTAGGCGATGTATACGAAGATAAAGGTTATACATCTACAACAATTGATGCTGGAGTTGCTCAACAATTCGGTGGTGTACAGCCGTACTACGACGGATTAGTTTTCCGTATGAAGTTACCCGCTGGTACAAAAGGAATCTTCCCTGCTGGTTATCACGAACCTATGTATGGATGGACACCAAGCACAACCGAGGCTGAATTCTTATTGCCTCGCAATGCTAAATTTAAGATTACTGGTCAGCGTGGCAAAGTGTGGGATGTAGAGTTGGTGCCATGAACCTAGAGAGATTCCAGCACGACTCATCTATGGGCTTAACCCTTGTCATGGAAAAGCACGGCACTCATGACCAAAAGACACATGGCAATTGGGCAAACCTCACAATTGATGGGCAAACAGTTGAAGGCAAAACCATCACGGGTTTGATAGATAAGTTAAGCGAGAAGAAAACTCCAGGATTTAGTATCGACATCCGCACTAAGCAATCTGCCAAAGATGGCTTTATTGCCTCTGATGTGGGAGCCGAGAGAGTGCTTGATTTCGCCCCCCTAAAGGCTTCTAGGGCGAGTTTGAGGACCGCTTTGAAGGATTACATCAACGACCATGCTGAGTTGCTTGATAACAAGGGCAGTTTTTTTGGTGCTTGGGTAGAGCAAGGAAAACTTTACTTAGATGTCTCAAGGAGATACAGTTCTCGGTCAGAGGGCGTAAGAGCAGGATTCAAGAACGAACAAAAAGCAATCTACGATGTCGTTAATGACTCGTACATTTACATGAAAGATGAGGTCGATGACAGAGCAAACAAAGCCCGTGTTAGTGGAAACTTCGAAGCCAGTCAAGGAAATGACGGAGCAGGAGAAGGACGCCTTCGTGGACGAAATCTTGGAAGCGATAGAGGGCAACCTGTAACAAATCCGCATATCTGCTTAGGTAGGTATCAAGTTCAAAAGCACCGACAAGGTGAGCATGACCAAGCAACACATGGTAATTGGGCAGGGGATAGATACCCTGCTGATTCAGTTAAAGGTGCAAGAGACGGCGCAAAAGAATATGCTTTCAAAAAAGGCTTAAAGCCTGACGAAACAATTGATTACAAAAATGTTGTAGCCAATCGTGAACGCGCATCCCGTATTGCAGATATTTATGAGACTCTTCCTAAAATGGATAGAGATGCAGTCGATGAATACGAAGCGCTGGCATCTGAAGTAGAAGAACAGTTTGATTTCATGACTAAGACTCTCGGGGTCAAGGTTGAGTTCGTTGCCGAGGACCCATACAAGACATCTAAAGAGATGTTTGAAGATGTCAGTCGCGGAACACTCAAGGTTCTAAAAACAGAGACGACAGGCGCACATCCGCTTTTCTCAGATGCACAGAACAATAAATTCCGAGCAGTTCATGATTACTTCGGACACGCTGCAACTGGTCGCGGATTTGGTCAAGATGGCGAAGAAGCGGCATGGGTTCACCACTCACAGATGTTTACAGAAAAGGCTCGCGCTGCACTCACAACAGAAACACGCGGACAAAACTCATTCTTTAATAATAGAGGCAAGCAGTTTGCTGACCAAAAGGTTGCACTACTGCCTGAAGAGTTTTGGTCTGTTCCAGCAGTATTTCAAAAGATTAAAGTTATTCGCTTTGCTGCTGGATTGAAGCCAGTCATAAAGCACGATGCTGGCGGTCACGACCAAGCAAGTCACGGTAATTGGGCGCGTGGCAATACGGCTGAAGAGGAAGCCTTAATTAACGAAATGATAAATGTTGGTCCTTCACTACAAGATTTAGAAAATGCTCTGACTCCTGCCGAACAGCCTGACTACACAGAATTAAAAGATTATGTCAATAACGATGCAGGTATGTACGAGGCAGCCATTGAAGGAATTGACGAAAGAATGAAAGAGCGTTACCAAAATTTAACTGAAGAAGAATACGATAAACTTAAAGAACGAGAATTAGATATGATGGTTGAAGAATACATTGATAATGATGATGGAACCATTGCACAATTATGGCAAGAGCAAAACGGTACCGAGGAATTTAACCCTGAAGAGTTACATCCATTTTTTGATGATGTTTTTAGTGTTGAACACGAAGTAAAAAATAGTGCAGGAGAACAAATCACTCTTCTAACTTCATCGACAAATAACATTTATCTTGATGGCGAAAGACTTGTTGTAACTGGTGAAATTACTGATGCTGACGGTAATTGGGCTGGAGAGTTCCAACGCGCCTTCTTCAAAAGCCAAGATAGAGAAGGCAACGAAATTTGGGCTGTTGAGCATGACTTATTCAAAATGGATGATGAATATGCAGGAGTTGGATTTGGCTCGAAGTTTATAGCCCGCCAAGAGGCTTGGTATACCGCTGTGGGAATTGGCAGAATTGATGTAGGCACAGCATGGGATGGCGCTCGCCATTGGGCTAAATCAGGGTATGACTTTGATGAAAGAGGTATGCGCCAAAATGTAAATGAATTGCTAAAGGGAAGAGCATTTAATCCTGATGATTTTGCTGAAGGTTCAGCAAACCGCCTTGAATTTGATTCTTTAATTTCAAGAATGGTTACTGATTACGACCCAAGTTCAAGGTCATTTAATTCAACAAAACCAATTAGATTAGATGATTTTCCTATCCCAAATGATTTTTTGATGATTGGCTACAACGACAGAGTTCAGATAAACGAGAATCAATTTACTGGTAAGCCTGTGTATTCATGGGCTGGGGCAAGATTGCTAGACAACTTGAATATGAAGTACCAAAAGGGCTTGAGCAAGGAAGGTCGCTCAATAACTCAAGGTCCTATTGACCGCGACGGCGATGGATTGGTCTATGACGGAACCCCTCGCGAAAAGCCCGCTCCTGCGGTAAACTAGCCTTATGAAGAGACAAGAGAGATTAGACGCCCTATCGAAACTCCATGCCTCTATGCCTGTTGAGATGGAAGGCTTGCCTGACGATAACGAGGTCGCTTTCTTGGATAAGGTATTAGAACAAAAACTAACCTCGGTTCAGGAAACTAAATAACAGTTGTAAACCCATCCGCTATCATTGCAACATGGCGGACATAGCCCCAAAGTTAATTTCTTTAAGCGCTGAGAAACTACTCGCGCTTCATGAGCGTATCCATAAGTCTGAAGCCTCTCCAGCAACAATCGAGGTTCACCACACAATCCTCAATGAGTTGGCTCGTCGCAAGATGGAGGCTCCGAAAGATGATTGGGACGACTTCGAGATTCTTGTTGATTCAATCAACGATGTAGACCTGACATCCCTTGGTTCATCATTGCCAGCCGATATGGTGGCAGAGGTTATTAAATCTAGCGGTAGCAATGTTGGTAATGTGCAAACTTTCCTAACCTCTCAAGGCTATGAAATGCGAATTGAGCCGATTGAGTTAGACCCTATCGAGAAGATGATTCGTGAAGAGGATGGCGAGTTCACAGTTTACGATTCAACAGGACGACGCAAGTTTGGCACCTATCCATCAAAGAAAAAGGCTGAAGAACGCCTTGCACAAATTGAAAGATTCTCAAAAGCAGATAACACGCCACCCAAGGCAGTTCGTTCTGCCGCCCGTCGCGCATTGGATTGGATTGGCGAAGGCAAGGCTGGTGGAGGATTTACTTCAGTTGGTCGCGCCCGCGCATCGCAGTTGGCTTCAGGTGAATCTGTTTCACTAGAAACTCTCAAGCGAATGAAATCTTTTTTCTCACGCCATGAAGTAGATAAGAACGCACTTGGATTTAGCCAAGGTGAAAAGGGTTATCCATCTCCAGGTCGAGTTGCTTGGGATGCTTGGGGCGGAGATGCAGGATTCGCATGGGCTGAGTCCATGGTTGCTCGCGCCGAAAGAGAAGAAGAAGTCGAAAAACATAATCAGGGCAAGCACGACCAAAAGACTCACGGTTCATGGGCTGATGGAATCGCTGATGCGATAAATGCTGGAAAACATCCTGAAGTTGAACCTGAGAACTTATCTGCTTTCTTAATGAGTGCATCGAAGCGAACAGACCATCCTGACTTAACAGAGTTGAGTATCAAGGGAACATTACTTTATGGCGATGAAGGTATGGGAATTGCTCGTAAAGATATGCCACAAATTCCTGGAAAAGAACGCGCTCGCTTTTTATCTGAGATTGAAAAAACTGAGGGTGTTACAGCAAAGGCAGAAGAAATTGACCCGACAACTTTGAAGCCAATTCAGAAAGAAATTTCTGCTTCTCGCTCGGGTGCTATTTTTAATAAATTCCGCGAAGATGGCGAGATTCCAAAAGACGAAAGAATCCTTATTTCTAAGGATGGTTTTGTAGTTGATGGACACCATACATGGGGCGCTTCAGTTGCTTTTGCTTTTGATAATCCTGGGACTAAATTGCCAGTTTATAGATTGTCTGTAACAGCACAAGAGGCAATGGACATTTCACTCAAGTGGGCAAAAGACAATGGTTATGAAGGTCAAGCAATTGACGCTAAAGAGCCAGCAAAGAAAAACCTTACATGGCAACCACTTACCAAGCATGGAAATCATGACCAGCGCACTCATGGTGCGTGGGCAAATAACATGGTTTCAGACATTGAACCTGAGCAGGGACAATCAAAGGAAGCAATTGCACTTGCTCGCAAAGTTCGTGAAAAAGCAGTTGCGGCTGAACCTGCAATCACAAAATTAGTACAAGCAGTTGCCGACCAATCAGGTGCAAAACTTGAAGGCTTATCACAGCGAATCAAATCGACCGATTCGATTTCAAGAAAGATTGACCAAGATGCAGAAAAGGAATATCAGGGCGATAGAAATAAGGCAGCAGAAGAAATTTCAGATGCTAACCGTTACACAATTTCTGTCAATGATAATGACTATGCAGATACTTTGAAATCTACAGTTTCAGCCCTAGAGGAAACTGGCTGGAAGGTGCGAGTAAAGAATTTTTGGCAATCGGGCGACCCTTATGATGGAGTGAATGTAAAGGCAGAGCGCGACGGCGTTAAAGTTGAGGTTCAAGTTCACACGCCAAAGTCGTATCAAATTAAGGAAAAGACTTTGCATGATGTTTATGATGTTTACCGAAAGTCCACAGATGATTCTGTACGGGAATCTACTTGGAATAAGATGGTCGGTATTGCCAAGCGAGTTCCTCGCCCTTCTAACTACTCAACAGTTCTAGGGGTCGGAACCCTCATATTGCAACAGTTTGAGACAGCGCAACAGGCGGGCTTGATTAAATCAACCCCAGTTGGTAAACTATCCCATGAGAGGAGGGCTGAATAAATTGCGATACTTTGTAAACTTTTACCGTAATGAGCCACATACTCTTTGGCGCTTTGAGGTACAGCCAAACAAGATTCTTGAAGAGCGCTGGGATGCGCCTAACTGGACGCCATCTGATGTTGTTGCTGAATACCTAGTCTTTGGCGAGAAGAATCTTGAGGAGATTACTCCTGAGTTGGCTCAAATGACCTTTCCCGATGCTTTCGAAACAATGGCTAAATCTATTGGCTCGTACGAGGTTTCTAAGGCTGAGGGCGATAAGCGCTACACCCTTGGAGCCATGTACATCCCTGACAGATTAGATGCTCACAATGAATGGACAGATGCCGAAGAGTTGCAAAGAGCAGTTTGGGATTATGTTCGAAGCAATGACCGCCGTATCCGATTGCAACATAATCGCGACATCGTTGCAGGGGAATGGGTCGAGGTTATGTCGTTTCCATACGAACTTACTGTCCCAATTACAACCCCAAGTGGAATTACCATCAATCATACTTATCCAGCAAACACCGTATTTCTAGGAGTTATTTGGGAAGAGTGGGCATGGGAGAAGATTCAACGCGGAGAGATTCTTGGCTATTCGATTGGTGGAAAAGCAGAGAGACTTTATGTGGACATGGAAAAGAACGACCCAACTGTTACCGATGTGCATGTTGATACAATTATGAATCCGAAGAAAAAGAAACCAAAGGAAAACAAATGAAAGACGACAAAATCCTTAAAGAACTTCGCAATGGTCCTATGAAAAACATGAAGGACGATGAATATGCCATGATTGAAAAAGAAGTTCATGAAAAAGGCATCAAAGGTCTTAAAGGCTATGCGAAGTCAATGATTGAAAAGGCTATGCGTGACTTGGCTTATTCAATGAAAAAGGCGCTTTCTGTATCGACTGGTGACATGGTTTCTTGGAATTCATCAGGTGGTACGGCTAGAGGCAAGATTGTCCGCATTGTGCGCGAGGGTAAAATCAATGTTCCTGATTCAAGTTTTGAGATTGAGGGAACAGAGGATGACCCAGCAGCGTTGATTCAGTTGTACCGTGATGGTAAGC